CTTGCCTGATGGGCACTACAGCGGGCAAGAAAGAGCTTGGAACGAGTTCACGGCAGTGTCTTTCGACTCGGCAACTGGGTTGTTTCGTAACGATGAAATCTTTGAAGCCAAGGTTTCTTTAGGTAGCGGCAACCCGTTCAGAAACAACCACCCCGGCGTTGGCACGTTAGAAGAGGCAGGGATTCTTCTCAAGGTCACCACGACTGCATTTACAGGAAAACAGTTGCGGTTACAGGACGACGGCAACCTTGTCCTTTCAGACACGGATGGAACGGACATTACTTGGTCGTCAGGTCTTGTGATTACTGACGAGCCAGAGGTGGAGGAAACGATTACTGCTGGTGTTGAGTACCCGCCTGAGGTTGCAGGCCAATGTGGGAAAACGCTTGACGACTGCAAACTTAGGTTCGGCTCTGGTGCGCTGCCGTTCGGATCGTTCCCTAGCGTCGGTCAAAACAACTGATGCAGGATTGGCAGGAAGCTGCGCTCCAACACGCAAAAGAGGATGCACCGCGTGAGGCTTGCGGCTTGCTGGTTGTCGTCAAAGGCCGTCAGCGGTACTGGCCCTGTAAGAACGTCTCAACTGAAGATGACTTTTTCATCCTTGACCCGTTCGACTATGCGGCGGCTGAGGATGTTGGAACGATTCTTGCCATTGTCCACAGCCATCCGCAGACCCTTGCCGTTGCCAGTGAAGCGGACAAGATGGCGTGCGAACAGTTCGGCTTGCCTTGGCACATCGTCAGCTTGTTAGACGAGCGTTGGTGCAGCATCAAGCCATCTGGCTACGAAGCTCCTTTGGTGGGACGTGAGTGGGTGTGGGGCGTATCTGACTGCTGGACGCTTGTTCGTGACTGGTATCGGCAAACGCTTGGGATCAAGTTGAGGGACTGGCAACGACCTGCAAGTTCAGAGTTGTTCCGCCAATCTCCGATGTTTGAGGAGTGTTTTACAGAGACGGGTTTTGTCGAAACAGACGGCATGGAGCCGCAAAAAGGTGATCTGCTGTTTATGCGACTCGATGGTTGTCGCGGCCTAAACCACGTTGCTGTCTATATCGGGGAAGGCAAAATGCTGCACCAGCTGCAAGGCAGGCTGTCATCTAGGGATTATTGGGACGGGTACTGGCAGAAAGTCACAGGTAGAATTGTGAGGTATAGCGGCTGACGGGAGATGCTCCGCACGGTCAAGGTTTACGGGCACTTGGCAGAGCACTGCGGTCAGAGCGTGTTTGAAGCATTGGTGCGTGTACCTGCTGATGCGATCAAGTTTTTGCTGTGTAATTTTCCTGAGCTTCGGGGCTTGATGCGGGACGGTTACTACAAGGTTGCTGTTGGCAAGTTTGACTTGCAGCTTGCGGACCATCCTGAGCAGCTGCATTATCCGATGGCTGAGGATGACGCAGTAAAGGTCATTCCCGTTGTTTCTGGTGCGGGAGGCCGAGGAATTGGATCAATTTTGCTAGGGGCTGCGTTAATCGGTGTTGCCGTCGCTTCTGGCGGTGCGTCGCTTGGCTTAACTGGGTTTAGTTCTAATGCGATTGTCGGGGTAAGTTCAAGCAGCTTTATCGCTACTGGCGCGGCTGCAGCCGTTGCAGGCAACCTTGGCCTTGCTCTGACGCTTGGCGGTATCGCGCAAATGATTACGCCCGTTCCAAAGCAGCCTGAGTTTGGCGAGGCAGACCCTCGTGGCGGCTTTGCTTTTTCTGGTCTGGAAAACGTAAGCCAAGAAGGCGTTCCTGTTCCAGTTGTTTACGGGGAGATGATTGTCGGTAGCGTGGTTCTAAGCACCGGCTTAGTGGCCCATATTATTGACGAGGCTGACTGACAATGCCAAAAGACGATCTTAATTCCAGGCAAAGGGCTCAAATTGTTGACTTGCTGTGCGAAGGCGAGATCGAAGGCTTTCCTAGCGCTATTCACCCTGATGGCGTAAAAATCAGTCACAGCCTTGTGCCAGACCAGTATGCGATTGGTGCGCTAAAGGATGTGTTTTTTAACAACACTCCTGTTTTAAATGATGCGGCAGAAGTTAGCAATAGCAGCAAGCTTACAGATGACAACATTAAACAGCATTTAAATTTTGATGTTGACAAGGGGATATTTCAGGTTGAATTAGGCACTCAAGACCAACCGACTCTTTCTGCGTTTGGCAATTCAACAAACAGAAGCGTTGTTCAGGTCAACACTGAAGTGCCAAAGGGGAGCGTACCAGCAGGCACTGACAATCAAACTATTTTTGAGAGCGATGGCACGCCGGTCACAAAAACAATTACCGATGTTGATGTTGATCAAGTAAACATCACAATAGGCGTTCCTGCCTTAACACGAGTAAAAGACAACGGCACCGTAAAGGGCCTTGCCTTGCGGTACAAAATACAAATTCAATACAACGGGGACTCAGGCTTTACTAACGTTCCGATTGAAGGCAGCACTGACACTGTTGATAACGAAGGCTATCTAGGTGATGGCAACTTTCAGATTAACGGTTTTACTCCTGACCTATTCCAGCGAACGCACTCTGTCACTCTTGACACAAAAATAACTAACGCTGATGGCAACATAGTCAACAACACCGCAAAATACCCTGTTAACATCCGGGTTGTCAGGACTTCGCAAAGCGTAAGATCCGACGATGAAACGCTTACCGATACCCTTATTTGGTATAACTACGTTCAGATTATTACTGACAAAACACGCTACCCAAACAGCGTAGTTTTTGGGCTTAAGTTTGACGCTCAACAGTTTCCAAGCATTCCCAAGCGGACTTACCGCATCAGGGGGCTAAAGATCCGCATTCCTCACAACGCAACTGTCAGGGCAGACGGCTCACTTTCGTACTCTGGAACGTATAACGGGTCGTTTAAGGCAGCACGAGAATGGTGCAATGACCCCGCATGGATCTTGTATGACCTGTTAACCAACACTCGGTATGGTCTTGGTTCGTACATTCTTACGCCTACAGAACGTGAAGAGGCTGAGGCTAGAACTGGGGATCATTTTGAAGGCACATCTGACGCAACAGCTAATCTTGATGTTTATAGTTTTCAGCAGGCTTCTGCGTACTGTTCTGAACTAATCAGCGACAATGCTGGTGGTACAGAACCACGTTTTAGCTGCAACGTTTTAATTAACTCGCAGAGTGACGCATACAAACTGGTCCAGCAGTTGTGCTCTGTGTTTCGTGCCATGCCTTTTTGGGAGGCTGGAACGTCTGTTGACGGGACAGGCGGTATTTCTATCGCACAAGACCGCCCAGAAGACTTTACCTACATTTTCAACCAGTCAAACGTCACTCAAGAAGGCTTCAGCTATTCAGGCTCAAGTATGAAGGGCCGCCCGACTTGCGTTGCGGTCAGATATTTCGACATGACCGCTAGGGCTTTCCGGCAAGAGCTGGTTGAGTTGAATAGTCAGTTTATTAACTCGTCAGACCCGAACGTCGATTTTCTCGATAAGTACGGGTACAACAAACAAGAGATTGATGCCTTTGCTTGCACCAGCAGGGCACAGGCTCGCCGCTTGGGCAAGTGGTTCCTTTATACGAGCCATCGAGAAACTGAGGTTTGCAGCTTTTCAACTGACGTAGCTGCAGGAATCAAGGTTCGCCCTGGTGATTACATCAAGATCAGCGATCCAGTGCGTACAGGCCGTGTCGTTGCTGGTCGCGTTACTTCTGGCTCGACCATTACGCAGATCAAGCTAGATCGAAGTGACACCCAGATGTTTGGGGCGAGTGCGCCAACAGACTTTGTGTTCCATACGATCGATACAGACGGCAACTACATCCAAGTTCCGAACTCAAACATCGTCGGCAACACCGTCACGCTTGGCACTGCTTTGAATGCTTTGTCTTCTGCGAGAAAAGCACCTGCCGCTGGTGCGCCGTTCAATATCGGGTATTCAGAGATCAATCTGACGCAGTGGCGCGTGCTTACTGTTGAGGAGGGCGAAGGCGTTTATACGGTTACAGCAGCAGCGCATGAGCGCAATAAGTACGACATTATTGAGGATTCGAGCTTTACGTTTGGCTCTCGGACGGTTACCCAGCTTGCGGAGAAACCGGATCCGGTTACAAACTTGCAGCTTGAGGAAATCTTTTACGAAGAAGGCGACAAGGTTCTTCAAAAGATCGCGGTCAACTGGCAGCAATCCGTTCGAGCCAACGAGTATGAAGTTGTTTACAGACTTGACGCTGACAACTCAACAACGGTCTTTGTATCTGGCACGGGCTACGACATTTTAGACACACAGGTTGGTCAGTATTACGTTGCTGTCCGTGCTGTTGGTTATGACTTAGACGTTGAGCGAACAGGCAAGCGGTTTAGCTCTGAGACGACTGCAATCATTAACGC